GTTCAAGACGGTACAAACAGTTATGTAACGATTTACGGTTCTGTTTGTTCTAACGTAACAGCAGACATTATTGATATTAGTAGTAACATCAATGGTGTATCAGGTAACGTAGCAGTATATGCGACAAGTTCGGGTGGTACTGCAACAGTTAACTTAATAACAACCTACTTGAAAACATAATATGAATTAATTTTCATTACAATTTAATTATACAGGGAATATGGAACTGTGGCGACTGGATTTACAAAAAATTTCGTAGTTAAGAACGGCATTACGACCGGATCTATTACACTTGATGCGGCATCAGGTAATATTGACGGTGGTAATATAACCTTAACCGGCGACCTGTCAGTCACAGGATTGAGTGAGTTAGGTAATATAGGTAATGTTAAAATTACCGGGGGTTCTAGTGGTCAAGCTATCGTCACAGACGGTGCCGGTAATCTCTCATTCGCAAATGCTTCCTCTACATCATCACCTGCCCCAATGCCTACTTACGTAGCAGTAGGTGACACCTTAACTATATCTGCGAACTATCAAGGTTTATTTGGTTATCCTATAACAGTTGATGGAATTTTAGATGTAGACGGCATTTTAATAGATGTGAATGACGCTACTTACCCTGCAGGTAATTTAAATTACGTACAATATAATGACGGATATGTAATGGGAGGGTCAGCAACCTTCACTTTCGTTTCATCATCCGGGTTATTATCAGTTCCAAATATTACAACAACCGGTGTAGTTAAAACTACCGCAACTACTTATAGTGGATTACCCTCAGCAGTCACTTCAGGGGCCGGTGCCAGATCGTTCATATCAGATGCAAATACCGTAACCTTTTTAGCTGTCGTATCAGGGGGCGGAAGTAATGCAGTTCCAGTAGTATCAAATGGAACTAATTGGGTAGTTGGATAAGTTATGCATAACAATCAAAAAATGATAAATAAGAGTAATATTTGGTATATTACTGCTTGAAACACAAGGAAGAAACATGAGTTTAATTTTAAAACAAGAACCAGCTAATACAATAGCAACGCCACCGGCGGGTAAAAGTACACTGTTTGTCAACGACAACAGTGTTATGTCCGTTAAAGGTCCAGATGGAAATGTAACACAATTCCCAACAGTAGCCGGATCTAATACACAAGTATTTTTTAATGATGATGGTGCTATTGCAGGTGATTCTGGATTAGTTTATAATAAAACTAGTGATACAATGACAGTTGTAAATTTGTCTGTTACTGGTAATTTAAATGCAGGTGATATTGGTGTTTCTTCAATTGCAAATGGTACAAGTAATGTTGATATCATCGGTGTAAGTGGTAATGTAACAACGAGTGTTAACGGTACATCTAATGTATTAGTTGTTACTGCGACAGGTGCAAATGTTACAGGTACGTTCAGTTCAAGTGGTAATTTGGCTGCAGGTAATATAAGTACTAGTGGCTTACTATCTGTTATAGGTAATGCTAACGTTGGTAATCTTGGTACTGCTACTCTTGTTGCTACTACCGGTAATATCGATACTCTTAACACTAGTTTAATGCAGAATGGTGATAGTAATGTTCAGATTTATCCTAACGCCGCAATCGCTATCAGTGTTGACGGAAATGCAAACGTAGTATTTGTTTCACCAACTGGAATAGAAGTAACAGGTAGTACTACTACTACAACATTAAGTGCTACAGGTAATGCTAACGTAGGTAACTTAGGAACTACCGGTGTATTTGCAACTACACTAAGTGCTAGCGGTAACGCTAATACAGGTAACTTAGGAACAACAGGTGTATTCGCTACTACACTAAGTGCAAGTGGTAATGCTAACGTTGGTAACATTGGAACAGGTGGATTAATTACTGCTACCGGTAACTTGAACGCAGGTAATATCATAACTGCAGGTATTATATCTGCTACAGGTAACATCACCGGTGATTACTTCATAGGTAATGGTAGTCAATTAACAGGCATCGACGCCACAAGTATTCAAAATGGTAATAGTAATGTAAAAGTTTATGCTAACTCTGCTGTTACAACTAGTGTAGCAGGTGTAGCCAACGTATTATTAGTTTCAGCAACTGGTTTAGAAATAACAGGATTAACTAGTTCGACTGGTAATGCAACTGCTGGCAACTTAATTACCGGCGGTGTTGTTACTGCAACCGGTAATATTACTGGTGCAAACTTAATCACTGCAGGTACAGTATTTGCTCCAAGTATAGTTCAGAATGCCGGAGCGTATCAAACTAGCCTCACATTAGATTCTGCTAATGGTATTATTGGAGCAAATACTAATGGTAACTTAACTCAATATTTACCAAGCGGTTCAATAAGATTGGCACTAAGTGGATCAAAACAACTACTTGGTGGGGCTTCAGACGGTTCACAAATTGCATTAGCAAATAGTGCATTAACTGTATCACAATTACAAGGCGGTAATGTATTAGTACACACTGGTACTGGTGGGTCAATAACAAGTACATGGAATTTTGATCCTAACGGTAACTTATCAGCACCGGGCGCAGTATCAGCGGCTGGTAATATCACAGGTGGTAACTTAACTACAGGTGGTACATTAACAGTAACTGGTAATGCTACGGTAGGTAACTTAACTGCAGGTAGTGGATCCGGCGGTAGTATTAGTGGTGCTAACTCAGTAACTGCTAACTATTTCACTGGTACATTGACTACTGCGGCTCAACCTAATATTACAAGTACCGGCACATTAGCTACTCTATCTGTATCAGGTAACGCTAATATCGGTAATGTTGGTACAGCAGCAATTGTGGCAACCACAGTAAGTGCAAGTGGTAACGCTAACGTTGGTAATTTAGGCACAGGTGGATTAATCGTTGCAACTGGTAACGTTACTGGTGGTAACTTGATTACAGGTGGACTAGTATCTGCTGTGGGCAATATTGTATCTGGTGCAAATGTTGTTACAGATTTGATTGTTGGTAAAACAACAGGAGTGTCAATTACTGCAACTGGTACTAATCAGAACATTAATTTAACTCCTACAGGAACTGGTACAGTCAATGTTGGTAACTTCATTATCTCTAATGTTGCTACTCCAGTTAATGACTATGATGCCGCAACTAAGAAATATGTTGATGATGTTTCACAAGGTTTAAACATTCACGATGCAGTAGCAGCCGCTACACCGGCCACATTAGCAACTATTACTAGTGGTACTATTACATATGATAACGGCACAGCGGGTGTCGGTGCTACACTTACAACTACTGGTTCATTTAACTTAATTGACGGTGTTAACGTTCAAACATCTGGCACACGTATTCTTGTTAAGAATGAAGCAAATGCAGTATACAATGGTATCTATACTTGGAGCAACGCAACAGTAATTACACGTGCGACAGACTTTAATAGTGTTCCAGAAGTAGAAGCAGGTGACTTCGTATTCGTTAACGGTGGAACATTGTATGACAATACTGGTTGGGTTCAAACAGATAGCCCAGCCGCAATTGGTACTGCAGGAAATACAATTTCGTTCACCCAGTTCTCTGGTGCAGGAACATATACTGCAGGAACTGGTTTAACACTAAGTGGTTCACAATTTAGTATTACTAATACTACTGTATCAGCAGGTAGTTATGGTAACGGAGACTATAACGCTACGTTTACTGTTAACGGTCAAGGTCAACTAACAGCAGCCGCTAACGTTGCATTGACTCCAAATGCCGCTAACTTATCTGGCACAGTATTGAAATCAACTGTTGTTAGTTCTAGTTTGACAAGCGTTGGAACACTAACATCATTGAGTATCAGTGGTAACGCAAACATCGGTAACATTGGAACAGCAGGTATCATTAGTGCTACAGGTAATGCTAACGTTGGTAACATTGGTGCGGCAGCAGGTGTATTTACTACTATCGCCGGTTCATTGACAACTGCATCACAGCCAAATGTTACAAGTTTAGGAACACTATCAAGCTTAGGTGTTAACGGCACTGTAACTGCAGTAGCATTGACAGCTAATACAGGTGTTATTACAGGTAATGCTAATGGTATTTCTAGTGTTCAGGCAGCTAACATTGTTGGAACTACACTAAGCTCAACGGTAGTAACTTCAAGTTTGACTGCAGTTGGAACATTGGCTTCTTTAGCAGTTACTGGTAACATTAGTGGTGCAAACATCACTGGTACACATTATGGTGCGGCTACTGGATTGACAAGCATTCCAGGTGGAAACGTAACAGGTACTGTTCCATCTGCAACAACTGCAGGAACAGTAACTACTGCGGCACAACCTAACATTACAAGTGTTGGCACATTATCATCATTAAGTGTTTCAGGTAATGCTAACATTGGAAACGTTGGCGCGGCAACTGGTGTATATACTACGTTGCAAGCAACAACATTGACTACTGGTGCTAATACAACTGCTGGTACTGTAACAGGTAACTTTACATTAAGTACTGGTTCACGTTTCGCAGCCACATACTCTTAATATATCAAATTCATACACACTACTTAAAAATGATAAGTAGTGTTGTATGAACATATTTCAATCAACTTATGAAGCTAGACTTCAAGATTGGTTTCAATTACGTAAATCCGTAATTAACTTACCCATAGAACAACAATGTATAACCATTGACAATTGGTGGCAACAAGCACCATTGGTTACCCATCACTTACATCCTTATGACATAGAAAACTGGCCTGATCCTTGGGAACTTTTGTCCGAAAATACTTATTGTGAGGTTGCAAGAGCTTTAGGAATGTGTTATACTCTACATCTAGTAGGTGTAACCAATATAGAGTTAGTGTTAGCGACAAACGAAATAGCAGAAGATGTAGTATTAGTCCTGGTTGATAACGCAAAATATATAATGAATTACTGGCCTAATACGGTAATAAGTAATAGTCTAAAAGATTTTAAAGTAGTAAACAAGTTAGATTTAGAAACAATAATTAAAAAAATAGGTAACATATGAAGATAAACGTCACCAAACGCTCTGGTATAAAAGAGCCACTCACACTCGAAAAGTGGCAAGCACAAGTAGCAAAAGTATGTAAGGGTATAGCAGATGTTAGCCCTTCAATGATTGAAATTAAAAGTCAATTACATTTCTACGACGGTATCACGACTAAAGAAATTGACGAAATTACATTACGTGCTATTGTAGATTTAATTGATGTAGAAAATAATCCAGAAGTTGGACATACTAATTATCAATACGTTGCAGGTAAACAGCGTGTTTCTATGTTACGCAAAGATGTTTATGGTAGTTATGAAGTTCCACACCTTTATGAAATTGTAAAGAAGAACGTGGCTACAGGTTTGTATACTAGTGAATTATTAGAATGGTATACAGAAGACGATTGGAATAGAATGAATGATATGTTAGACCATTCTAAGGATGAGCAATATAGTTATGCCGCCATTGAACAATTGATTGAAAAGTATCTAGTAAAGAATCGTAGTACAAAAGAAATATATGAAACTCCGCAGATTCGTTATATGGTTGCAGCCGCAACAGTCTTTCATAAAGAAGAACCTAATAATGCAAGAATGCGTTACATAAAGGAATACTATAATGCAGCCAGTGACGGTCTATTTACTCTTGCTACTCCTGTCCTTGCTGGTCTCGGTACCCCTACTAAACAATTCAGTTCGTGCGTACTTATTCGCAGTGATGATGACCTTGATAGCATTTTTGCTAGCGGGGAGATGATGGCAAAGTATGCTAGCAAACGTGCTGGCATTGGTTTGGAGATAGGACGTCTACGTCCTTTAGGTTCGCCTATTAGAGGCGGCGAAATTATGCACACGGGCATGATACCATTCTTGAAGAAGTGGTTTGGTGACCTGCGTAGTTGCAGTCAAGGAGGTATTCGTAATGCTAGTGCTACTGTTTTTTATCCTATTTGGCATCATCAGTTTGATGATCTTATTGTCCTCAAGAACAATCAAGGAACAGACGAAACCCGAGTCCGTTTTATGGATTATGGGGTTGTGCTTAGTGCTTTCTTCTGGAGACGATTCAAAAACAAAGAAAATATAACATTCTTTGATCCTAACGAAGTTCCTGACTTATATGAAGCATTCTATTCAAACACTGAATTGTTTGAAGAACTATATGTTAAGTATGAAAAACAAACAGGCTTGCGCAAGAAAACAATGAGTGCTGAAGAAGTATTCAAGTCAGGTATTCTTAAAGAACGTACTGATACAGGACGCATCTATCTTGTGTTCGTTGACAATGTTATGAATCAGGGTCCATTTGATCCTGAATATCATACAATTTACCAGAGTAATCTTTGCTGTGAAATACTTTTACCTACTAAGTCCTTTAAACGTCTGGATGACGATAATGGTCGTATCGCACTTTGCACATTGGGCTCAATCAATTGGGGTGCGTTCCGTAATCCAGAAGACATGCGCCGTGCTTGCCGTATACTGCATCGTAGCCTCAACAACATTCTTGATTATCAAGACTTTCTTTCTATCCAGTCTAAACTATCCAACGACGAAATCAGACCGCTTGGAATCGGAATCACGAACCTCGCCTACTGGCACGCCAAAAGAAGCTTCAAGTACGGTGAGAAGGATGCTCTAGCAGAAGTTAAGAGTTGGATGGAACATCTATCTTTCTATCTAACAGAAGCTAGCGTAGAACTTGCTAAAGAACGTGGTAAGTGTTTAGGTAGTGATAAAACACGTTATGGTCAAGGAACATTTCCTTGGGAACTACGTGCAAAAGGATCTAACGACTTAACAGACTTCACTCCGGAATTAGATTGGGAAACACTACGCTCACAAATGAAAGAGTATGGTGTCCGTAATGCTACACAAATGGCTGTAGCTCCTGTAGAATCAAGTAGTGTAGTTATTAACTCTACTAACGGCATTGAAATGCCAATGAGTTTAATTTCAGTTAAAGAAAGTAAAGCAGGAAGTTTCGTTCAAGTTGTACCCGAATATCACAAGTTGAAGAACAAGTATCAAATGATGTGGGAACAAAAAGATTGTGACGGTTACTTAAAAACTGCGGCAGTTATTGCGGCTTACGTTGACCAAAGTATTTCAACTAACACGTTCTATAACCCTGCTCACTTTGCTGATAGAAAAGTTCCAACTACCTTGATTGCTAAAAACTTAATGCAAGCACACTATTGGGGCCTAAAGACATTCTACTACAGCTTAATTAATAAAGCAGGTAGTAAACAAGAAGAGGAAGTAACAGCTCCATTGGAAACAATTAATTTTGATGATATGGAAGACTGTGAGGCATGCAAATTATGAAAATTGGAGTGTATGGTGATAGCTTTGCGGCACCAATCCAACCTGGATTTAAGGGTTTCAATTTTTTATGGTGTAATACGTTAGCGGATAAACTAAACGGCACCATAACTAATTTTGCAAAAACAGGCTCTAGTATATATTATAGTTATCAACAATTTCTATCTACTTGCGACGATTATGATTTGTGTATATTTGTTGTTACTAGCCCGGATAGGTACTTTAAGCAATTGAAATTGTCGTCTGGAGCGCCGCGTCATATATCTAATATAGATCAATTAGAATCCTATAGAAAAAATACAAATCTTAATGCAGAAGATAAACAAATACTTAATTGGTTAGAGGGTTGGTACTTATCATCAGACCCTTCATACAATAAGTGTATATCCAAATTAATGATAAATGATATAATTGATAAAAAACCAAACACAATTACATATCCGTGCTTTTTAGATAGTTATTCTGGAGCTAATGCAATTCCATTTCATGAAATGCACAAAATGCAATTAACTAAAATGGGAAAAAAATATAATGGAAATTTAGATTTTTTGAATCACGAAAATTGGAATAAAATTGCTGGTCATTTTACTGAATCTTATAACAATTTTATATCGGACTTGATATATAACAGAATTAAAAACGGATCCTATGATTTTTCTGGATTGCACGAAATTGAAGTAGACACCACAGTAGAATATTATAACTACATTGATAAAAATAAAGGTTGCCCCGAATGAGTAAACAACAATACAACTTACACACTAAGACAGATTATTTGAATAGAAAAATGTTTTTGGACCCGGAAGGTCCCGTAACCATTCAAAGATTTGAAGAAGTAAAATATAAAAAAATTGCAGACTTTGAAACAACAGCACGTGGTTTCTTCTGGGTACCAGAAGAAATATCATTGACTAAAGATGCTAATGACTTCAAAGAAGCAAGTGATGCAGTAAAGCATATCTTTACTAGTAACCTATTGCGTCAAACAGCGTTAGACAGTTTACAGGGTCGTGCACCAAGTCAAGTGTTCACACCTGTCGTATCATTACCTGAACTAGAAGCATTGATTTATAACTGGAGTTTCTTTGAGACTAACATCCACAGTCGCAGTTATAGTCATATCATTCGCAACATTTATAATGTTCCTAAAGATGTGTTCAACACGATTCACGACACTAACGAGATCGTAGATATGGCAAGTAGCGTAGGTAACTACTACGATGCATTACATAAGATTAACTGTCGCAAAGAGTTAGGTGAAGTAGTGACCGAAGAAGAACATATCAAAGCAATCTACATGGCACTACACGCAAGCTATGCTTTAGAAGCATTCCGCTTTATGGTATCATTTGCTACAAGTTTGGCAATGGTTGAAAACAAAATCTTTATTGGTAATGGAAACATTATTAGTTTGATTCTACAAGATGAATTGTTACATAAAGGCTGGACTGCTTATCTTATAAATCAAGTAGTTAAAGAAGATCCTCGTTTTGCTAAAGCCAAGATTGAATGTGAAACTGAAGTTTATCAACTATATCTAGATGTTATTCGTGAAGAAAAAGAGTGGGCAGACTATCTGTTTAAGATGGGCCCTGTTATTGGGTTGAATGCGACTGTATTAAAAGACTTTGTTGACTATACAGCTAACGATGCATTGAAAGCTATTGGTATCAGATACAACAATCCTGCACCAAAGACTACACCTATACCATGGTTTAATAAGCATAGTGACACAAGTAAAAAACAAACAGCATTGCAAGAAAATGAATCAACTAATTATGTTATTGGTGTTATGACAGATAGCATCAATTACGAAGACTTACCAAATATCTAAGGAGAATAAAAAATGAAAGCAATTATATGGAGTAAGTACCACTGCCCTTATTGTGACCAAGCAAAAGCATTATTAGGTCAAAAAGAGATACCGTATGAAGAAAAGAAAATCGGAGACGGATACACAAAAGAAGAATTGCTAGAAGCAATCCCAACAGCACGAACAGTTCCGCAAATTATTATCGATGGGGAACTAATCGGTGGTTTTAACGAACTTAAACAATTTTTAACAAAGGCAGCTTAATGCAAATAGCACTACAACCAAACACAGTATATACATTTAAACTCAACTCAGGAGAAGAACTTATTGCGAAAGTAACGCAAGCAGGTGGAAACTTTATTGAACTTGAAGAACCAGTATCTATCGCCCCAACACAGCAAGGTATGCAAATGATTCCTAGCGTATTTACCGCAGATCCGAAGGGTATTTTTAGACTAAATACTACTAGTATTGCTCTTTATGCTGAAACGGACGATAGTGTCAGAATGAAGTATTTAGAAGCAACCACTGGTATTAAAGTACCAGACAAGAAAATAGTATTAGGATAAAATGGCAAAACTAAGTCGTGTAGGTGATAAGAATCAAGAGGGCGGCGCTATTATACGTGGCGCCGGTACAGTCTTTGCCAACGGAATCCAAGTTGGACTACACGTTAGTAAAATTACACCACACGCACCTTGGAGCAGAAAAGCACATCCACCGCACAAAGAAGCGGTGACAACCAGTGCTAGTCCAACTGTGTTTGCTGAAGGTAGCCCAGTTCTTAAAGTAGGGTCAGGAAACAGTTGCGGTCATAGTATCGTAGAAGGCAGTCCTGATGTGTTTGTCCCATGAGTGATACAGGAAAACAAAGCCCATTAGGTGTTAATACATTAAGTTCATTGTTGCAAAACACTGGATTTAATATTAATCCTATTATGGTTGACTTCACTGGTGTTAGTATCAGTGAAACATCCGCTACTAATCTTGGCAGTATAGTTAATGATACGAGCCTGCGATTACTTACATATGCTATTAATGATGCATATGGTAGAGGTCAAGTTAATACAGCTACTTACAACAATCTTATAGCTATAGGCTCTACTACTATACCTGCATTGGGTAATAGTAAAGCCCCGACATTTAATTGGACTGGTTATCCTAACTGGGCTAGTGACTATACAAAAACAAATGAAGTAACACGTTGGGGATACGTAAGATTATTTGCGTTGCAAGGGTATAATGAATTCAACTACAACGATGGTTTACCTGATTACAAAGATTATCTATCAGCATTTCAAGCGGCTAGTAGTTTTGTAGAATACACAAATAAAGCTATTATGTCTATGACAAATTCGCAAGAATTTTTAGATGGTACATATAGCAATATGAATGATTTGATTAGTGCGGATATCACTGGTGTAAGTTTAGCCACGAGCACATTTGGGCGTGATTTGATTACTAGTGGTAAAGCAATAAATTTAGCAAAGATATCTACGTTTGGACTACCTTCCAATTTATTATTTACCTTACAACAATACAGTGCTATCACACAAAATGTAAGTTTAGCCATACTAGCTTCTGGCATACAGATTGATGAAATGAATCAAATACTTGCAAACGAAGTTATTCCTACTAAAGAACAAGAACGAAAACTATATAGTGCGTTTAGTATTATTGTGGGAGATAGTTTGCTTGAAGTATTGATACCATTGAATTGTAAAACTAGAGGTTTAGAATCTTTAGCCGACCTATTAAACCCACAAAAGCTTTTCCCAAATAGCTATCAGACATTGACTGTTCCAGTGTATAATACAACACAATCAGTCAACAATAGCAAAACATATTATCCTATCTATGACGGCATTGGCGTTAATGGCAATTTAAATAGTCCATTAGTTAAAGAACAGATTGGTACACAGATATCAGCGGGAACACCGCCGCTACAAAGTTCTACAAGTCCGATATCGGTTCAGAGTGAGTTAGTAGATAGTGTAGGTGGATTTACACAATCACTATCAGATAGTAATATATTGGGTGCTGTGCAAATTGCAGGCACATCATATAATACATTTAAAAATACAAACTTAAAACAAATTGCACAGAGTGATATTAATAGTGTATTAGATACTACTAGTATTGTTAGAGGCCCGGGAGGCGGAAAAGCCTACGATTCTTTTAATAACGAGGCAAATTAACTATGGCAGGTTTCTTTCAAAATACAATACAAAATTTCCCTGTTGGTTTCGGTTCATACTTAGATGGTATATTGCCACCTGATATCGCAACAGCCGCCGGTGCATTCAGTGTGTCGATGCAACAAATTAATAATATATCTTCTATACCAATAGAAAAGTTTGCTCAAGTTGTAACTAATTTAGAAACTGTCAGTGGTTTAGCCGTTAACGGTTCATCAGTCCCAGTAGACACTACATTGGTAAGTGGCTCATTGCCGTTAATTGCACTAGGTAGTGGACCATACGGGACATACACAATGAGCGACTTCTTTGGTTGTATGACTGGGTTACCCTATATAGGTATTGATATTCGTGGCTTGATTCAAGCATTAGAGACACCAGCACTATACAACATCTATAAACAATTATATCTAGCAGTGACTTGGGAACGAGCCACTGTTTCAGTTCAGTATACTACTTACACAGGGCCCGGGCCCTCATTTGATACATACTATCACGTTACTGGTTTAACTATTACTGATCCAGGTGGCGGCTACGGACGTGAAGGTGCAAGTGCCCCTACTATTACTATTAGCAACGGTGGCTCAGGTACAACTACAATAGGTACAACTGATACCGACATTACTAACTTTGGTAGAGTCACTGCAGTTGCATTGTCATCAGCCGGAACTGATGGCACTTCGGTACCGACAGCTACAGTAGATTTTCCACCAGGTACAGGTTCATTTTCTAATACTATTGTTCAAGGATACATTGACGATGCTAACGCAGAGATATTGGCAATCCAAGCAGCCAAACCTTTGTTAGCAGAGCAAATGAACACTAATTGGAATGCTACTGGAACACAACTTACTATTGAACAACGTGCAATTGATACTGGATTAGCAGTCCCTGTTCCACCTGAACCAGCAGATGTGCTTACTGATTTAGCACAGTATCCTACTACACAAATTGCATTCACTGACGCTATCCCTCAGTTTGCATTGAACACTGATCCGCATATGCAAGCACAATCACTAGAAGCTATTGCTAATGTTTGTACTACTGGTGGTCAAAGTATTGTAGGAATGATGCGTGAAGCACGTAACCAAACTCGATTGACTGAAGCAGGCATATCCCCTGACAATAATATCAGTGATACTATTACACCAGTTGAGAGCACAACATTAATAGCTAACGGAACAATAGCTAATTCATCTCCTGCAACATTGTCACAAGTTAACTGCGAAACAGGGAATGAAATAACTCCAAACCCATATGGATTCTATGATCCTAATAATAACAACTATTATGTCACTAACCCGGCATTCACTGGCATAGGTAGTTCTTCTTTAGGGAACGGAGCAGATGGCAATACAAGTGGTACAGGAGTCGGTACTGGTACTGGGACACTAGGTGATAGTCTCGACACCGGCAGTGCTTCGGCATTTGGTTCGTTTGCAGGATCTCCGTATACAAATGTTATTCCATCTAACTTAAATGTATTCTATACATCAAAGAATCTATTACCATCCACATACACAGTATCAGATGCAATTGACGAAGTTATTCGTTGCAATTGTGATTGCTGGGATTTAATTTAAAAAGGAAAAATATGGATGCAAGATTCATTAAGCCTATAGTTGCCTTTGTTATATTAGTAGTTGTGGGTATAACATACAATCCAACAGACATATTCACTGTTGAAGATGAGCCTGAAGCAGAAGTTGTGGCTAAAGTAGTAGATCCAAAACAACTTTCGTGTATGGCAAAGAATATCTTTTATGAAGCAGGACACGAATCTATTATGGGTCAGGCTGCAGTAGCAAGAGTAGTATTGAATAGAGTTAATCATGGTTTCGCTAAAACACCTTGTGCAGTAGTATATCAATCGCATATGATAGAAAAGGTAGTAGATGATGAAGCAGTTAAAGTTAAACTATGCCAATTCAGTTGGGTATGCGAGGGTAAGGGAGAACCTAATACTAATAGTCAACGATACAAACAAGCATATCAAGTAGCATATGATGTTATGGCTAAAGATGCGTATGATGACGTAGTTCCTAAATCAGCGTTATTCTTTCATAACTTACACGTTGACCCGCTATGGCCTTACAAGCAAGTAGCAAGAATTGGTAATCATATCTTTTATAGTAAGCATAAAAAGTCTACCCAAAAAACTGTTGCCAAATCAGAAAATAAGATATAATATCGAATGACTGATAAATTAAATTCAGCAAACGGGGTCAGTAGTTATGATTCTACTAGTTCTGGGTCGCTGATCCATTTCTTCAATCGTAATGTAACTCCATATGCTACTGAAAGCTCTGGGCCTAAATTTGATTTAGTTCCTGTAGAGAAGCATAAAGATATTATGCTTAACGTAGCACGATTACACGCCAAGCAAGAATATGATAGAATTATGGAACTTGTTGAAGTATTACAGAAACAAGCAGAACAGATTAAACATAGATTAGACTTAACTGATATGGTGCATGCCGCTAAATATGATTTTCAATTAGCAAATGGTAATATATATTGGTTGTTATATGACCATAGAAAACAGTTTACTAGATTAAGTATTCACGGACCATCAGACTGGTCAACAGGTAAGCCAGAAGAATATGAATACTTAGCAAGAGTTAAATGGTTAGGCGATCACACATGGATAGAGGTAGAAGATGAATAGTAGTCCAGAACGAGGAACATTTCAAATTGAATGTCAACTAAGAAGTGTTGAAGAAGGTCATAAAACTGCTGAAAAAGCAGAAGAAATGATTGAGTACTTTAAGTCATGGGACGTGCGCCGCAAAGAACTAGAAGCCACTGACGAATGGAAAGTAGACAACATGGAGTACGACCTTCGTTCTAACAAGTGGATTTGTGACAAAGCAAAAAATAGCGAAGCATACGCACAGAACCTATATGCCGCTATCTGTAACAACGACTTCACTAAGAACGATGTTTGGCCTATACTAACTGACAAGCGTTGGAGTGCTAGCTGGCGCAGTGCAGGCGGCATCATCGCTAACATGGTAGAGAAGGGTGATTACATTGACTGGTACTGTAGTGGTATCAAAGGAGAGGTATCCGATGAAGAATATAATGAAATGACCAAAGAACAACAAGAAAGTTATTTGTATATGAAGAATAACTTTGTAAATGAAAGTGTTGTTACTGATGAGGTTCGTGCTGACTTGTTAAAATTAGGTTGGATAGTTATCGATGCAGACTCCGAAGCATACTAACGTCATTCCTATTTCATTTGTCCCTGGATCAGGTGGAAGATTTTTAAATTATATATTAAATTCTACTAGATCAACTACGACTATTGATACAAATATAGACTTAGCACATATGTTCAAGTTAGTAGTTGCATTTGGAAATATGAAACTACAATCTCAGTCTATGCTTGTTCCAGTACAAGAACAGTTAAACGATTTATTAAATTATGCGATTGATAGTAATGTTGATGTAATTGAATATTGCAGTTGTCACGTATTAGATGTACCTATTTTATTAAATAATTTTGAAAAAGTTATACAAATCACCTATGAAGAATCAGATATACTCGATATCTCATTCTCGTTTATTGCAGAAAACATTCCAGATGATCTTAGAATGATAGTAAGTGCAACAGTAAACAATAATATGAAATATATTAGTAGTTTCAAAACAGAAGGTGATAATCCTTCTTTATTAAGGATTTCTTGGAAAGAACTGTACAAAGAAGATATAACTAATATTGTTGAAAAACTAAATAACTTTTTAAATTTATCTACCGATACAATTAAAGTTGATGAATTACTAGAGTGGAGAAATGAAACACATACTAATATTCAAAAAGTAAAGACATTGTTAGGTGACGATATTAAAAAAATAGTAGTTTGGAAAAAAGAAGGTAATACAACTTATAGAAACAAGTTGTTATCTCTAACTAAATACAATACAGGAGACTAAACATGGCTTATAGCGCACAAGTTGTTGACCATTATGAAAACCCGCGCAACGTCGGGAGTTTTGCAAAAGACGATAATGATGTAGGTACAGGAATGGTCGGAGCCCCGGCTTGCGGGGACGTAATGAAACTACAAATCAAAGTAGATAAACTAACAGGGGTAATAACAGATGCCAAATTTAAAACGTATGGGTGCGGGTCGGCAATTGCTAGCTCAAGTCTTGTCACTGAGTGGGTCAAAGGTAAGACATTGGATGAAGCTGCCGAACTCAGAAACTCTCAAATCGCAGAAGAACTTGCACTCCCCCCAGTCAAAATCCATTGCAGTATCCTTGCGGAAGACGCCATCAAAGCCGCAGTAGAAGATTACAAAAAGAGGCACTAATGTCAAATGAAACAGCAAAATATTTAAACAGCCGTCGCCGTCATAAGAACGATGTAGCAATCGCAAGACAAGTGCGTATTGCAAAAGCACACGGCTTGGGATTTCACGATAAAGCAATCAAAGAACCACACCGTTTAGCAAAACATCACGCTATGGACTGCGGACAACCTGGTTGTATGCTGTGTGGTAATCCTCGCAAGATATTCAAAGAACGAACTGCACAAGAAAAACGTATGTATCAAGATACTGAAAAAGTTACTGATAAACACAGCAACGGTCTCAAACCTTCTGAAGATTAATTTACCCATTTTACTTATTCAAGTAAAACACTTTTGATATAATATACACTATGAAAAAACTTTTAACAGCCATTATAATGGCATTTTATGCTTTTGGCGCACAAGCCAATGATGTAGTAACTCTAGTAGTTCCTGTAGCACCAGGTGGTGGTACTGATGTGTTAGCACGTGCTATTGTCGAAAATATGACAAAGCAAGGTATCCCTATGATTATTACTAACAAGCCTGGTGCTGAACGTAGCATTGGTGCAAACTTTGTAGCAACTGCAAACCCAGACGGCAAGACATTGTTCTTGGGCGCAATTAGCGATACAGTACTATTACCATTGTTTAAGTATCCTGGGCTACAGTTCAATGAAGATACATTTGTTCCAGTAGCATTCTTGGCAACATTGCCACCAGTGATTACTGCTAGTAACAATGTTCCTGCAAATAACTTTAAAGAACTAGTTGAACTAATCAAAAAAGATCCTAGCAAATATCAGATCGGAAGCTTTGGTAAACTAAGTGTTATGCAAGCTAACGCTATCTTTGCATTCGCAGGTGCGACTCCGTCTATCGTTAACTATAAAGGTGATGTGCCTTTAGCAGTTGACTTGGTTGGTGGACATATCCCGCTTGGTCTTAACTCACTTCCACCAGTCAAAGAATTAGCTAAAGATGGTAAACTAAAAATTATCACTATGCTTACCGATGAGCGCAACAAAGACTTCCCTAACGTAGGGACTATACACGAAGTAAACAAATGGAGTAGTTATTATTGGTTTGGTATCTTTGCACCACCAGGCACTAACCCTGACCTAGTGAAAAAATATCACACAGCATTCAATAACGCATTGAATGATGAGGATGTAAAAACTAAACTAGCATCACAGTCATATAAAGAGCGTATTATGACACAGCAACAATTTGCTAAGTTTTACAAAGACCAATTGAAATTCTACAAGCCATTAGTAGATCAATTAGTCGCTAAAGAGAATAAGTAATTTACCCAATATGCTACTGTTTTTTAAATAGTAGCATATAATTGCATTTGTAGAGCATTAAATAAGTATAGAATGCTTTTAGAAGTGCTCTACTAGAAAGATTATTATGAATGGATGTTTTACTTGTTTAAACTGTGGTAAGGTTAATCCTGTGAAGGGCAACTCGTATACCAACAAGTATTGTAACAATAGTTGCCAACAGCAACATCGTAGCAGACAATTAGTTAGTGAATGGAAAGAAAAGCCTGAGCAAACTGCTTGGCGTCAAGTCCCTGAATGGGTCAAGAAATATTTGATTCAAGAAAGAGGACATAAGTGTGAAGTGTGTAATAACACAGAACACGTAGGACACGACATTCCACTGGTAGTTGATTACAAAGATAACAACAGTCATAATAGTACAGAGAATAACTTGCAGTTAATTTGTCCCAACTGCAAGTCACAGAAACATTAACACAAAGGAAATATAATGAAAACAATCGGCGATAAAATCACAAGTTTTGCAGTAACAGGCGTTAAGCCAGGCGCACTCACAGTAGATGGTGCATTTGAAACTATTACAGATAAGAGTTTTGAAGGTAAGTGGAAAGTAATTGTATATTATCCAAAAGACTTCACATTTGTATGTCCTACAGAAATCGTAGCATATGATAAGTTGAATAAAGACTTTGCTGACCGTGATGCAGTGTTATTGATCGGCTCAACAGACAATGAATTCTGCAAGCTAGCGTGGCGTAACGCACACGAAGATTTAAAGAAAACAAGTTCATGGTCATTTGCTGATGTCGCACGTGACGAGAACAGCTTGGCTGACCAACTAGGTATCTTCTACGGTCCAGCAGGTGCGGCATTACGTGCTACATTCATCGTTGACCCAGACAATGTTATTCAACACTTGACAGTCAACAACTTGGATGTTGGTCGTAACCCAGATGAAACATTGCGTATTCTTGACGCATTGCAAACTGGTGAACTATGCCCTTGCAGTCGTCCAATCGGTGGCGAGACACTTTAATTAAGGAGAACGGCAATGAACTTTCAAGAGCTATTTAATTATCTCAAGAGGGAGCATTGCCCCTCTTGTCAACAAGGAAAATAAAAATGCAACCAATTACAATTAACGGAGACTGGGTACAATCTGTAAAAGATAGTATACCAGATCATTCAAAAGACATTAAACTAAACATTGATAGTGTTATCAATCGTTCGGGACTAGACCCAGTTGATACTCACGCCATTGCTTATGTATCAGCATTAGCCGCAGGCAACGGTGGATTAGCATTTGAGATTGAACATAATAGTCCATTGTTTACTGCAGAAGCGGAGCGTGAAGCCGCTAAGACAGCCGCAAGTCTTATGGGTCAAAACAACATTTGGTATCCATTTGTTGAAATGGCCGCAGACGAAGGTATGAAGGGTTTACCTGCAGGATTGCGTATGAATGCTTATGCTACTCACGGTGGTGTATCTAAAAAGAAATTTGAAATGTATTCATTAGCCGCAAGTATTATCGGCAAATGTCATTTCTGTGTGAAAGCACATTATGATACATTGAAGAAAGAAGGAATGACTACCCAAGAGTTGATGGCTGTCGGTCGTATTGCCGCAGTAGTTAACAGCATTGGTAAAATTTCTATCTAATACATGATAATACACGAAATACAAGACTTATCCAATAGTCGTGTAGTCACGTTATTAAAACAAGCATTTTCTCAAATCACGGATGATAATTTGATAAAGAATTATCATCCTGATTACGATTATGATTCTGGAAATTTCTTCTATGTTTTAAAAGAAGGAAGATTCAATACAGGCAAATATTTTGTCATAGAAGAAGATAATAATTTTATGGTGTCTAGTGGATATTATTCTTACACAGATGATATTGCATTAGTGTTAACTAGAACATACACTGCACCTATAGCTAGACATAAACATTATTTAGGAAAATACTTAATCCCATTAATGATTGAACAAACTACACATTATAAAAAAGTTTGGACTACTGTTAATGAATACAACAAACACTGGTATAATTGGATTAGTAAATCAAACACTAATAAAGATTCTGGTAATAAATCTAGCTTGTTTGATGGCCCAGACTATATGAAACCGTGGTCAAAGTTTAGACCTATAGGTAAACAGACAGTTAATTATGTAGAACAATATGTATTAGAGTTAGACAGAACACTATGAACTTCACACACAATAACCATTTACAATACTACGTGAGTGATAGATTGTATGGTACTCGTCAAACAGCAATTGAAAAATTTAAAGTATCAGTTGGGTCTATTGACAATGATCGATATTCATCAAGTAACTACAATAACGAATTAATAAGAAGTGCTGAACTAATTAGTAAAGATTTAGGGAATGATGTTGTGTTGTTTCTTAGTGGAGGTACTGATAGTGAGATAGTAGCTAGAAGTTTCGTAAAGCTTGGTTTAAAACCCAAATGTTACACTATTAAATTTAAAGATGATTACAACCTTAGTGACGTAAAAGAAGCAACAGAGTTGGCGAATGATTTAAACTTACAATTAGAGTACATTGACTTTGACGTAAAAGATTTTTTACTTAGTGGTGAAGCTATTGAATTTGGAAAAGAACTACAATGCTCACAATTAACATATCTAATGGTTTATCATTCTATTAGAAAGATCGGGGCACCTAGTGTTATGGGAGGGGAAGTGCTGTTACGTAGAAACGTAAACACTAATCCTATGTCTTGGTACTATTGTTTTAGAGAAGATGAAGATGCTAGTGCTATGCGATTTAGCTTAAAGTATAATCTTCCATTAGTAAACGAATTCTTCTCATATACA